GTCCCACTTGCAAAAGCCACACGGATGACAAAAGGGCAAAAGGCCTCTGCTGTCAAACGAAAGAGAGCTGCAGGTAATCCAGGAGGAAAACCAACTAACGTTGCAACATTTGCAAAAAAGAAAACAGCATAATGAGAAAAAAAGAAAATCCAATTTCAAGAAATAAAAAGAACTACAGACCTACAAAGTCTGGAGCAGGCATGACTCGAGCCGGTGTCGCTGCCTATAGAAGAGCAAATCCCGGTTCTAAATTAAAAACAGCCGTGACTGGTAAAGTGAAGCCAGGATCAAAAGCTGCTAATCGTAGAAAATCATACTGCGCAAGATCACTTGGACAATTAAAAAGGTCATCAGCAAAAACTCGTAACGATCCTAATTCTCGAATCAGACAAGCACGGAGAAGATGGAAATGTTAAATGCAGTTAGAAACAGCGATCAATAAGTTAATCCGTTTTATCAATACTAGAATAGAAGCACTTGCAATAAATGTAACTTCTGGTGGTGTTGACAATATGGAAAATTATAAGTATATAATAGGACAAATAAACGCCTACGAGGCAACAAGACAGGAACTCTCTAACCTGCTAAACGATAAGGAGCAAAATGAAGGAACAGTCATCGATATTAACACCAAAAAATGATCTTATTGGTGTAAAAAAAACAAAAACAGAAGAACCAAAATTACCAAAACCAACTGGTTGGAGACTTTTAGTTTTACCTTTCAAGATGAAAGAAAAAACTAAAGGTGGATTAGTATTAGCTGAAACTACTTTGGAGAAACAACAAGTTGCTTCACAAGTAGGATTAGTAATGGCTATGGGTCCAGATTGTTATGGGGATAAAGAGAGATACCCTGACGGTCCATGGTGCAAGGTCAATGATTGGATTATGTTTGCAAGATATGCAGGTAGTCGAATCAAGATAGATGGTGGAGAGATGCGTCTGCTAAACGACGATGAAGTGTTAGCAACAATTGATAGTCCAGAGGACATCTTGCATGAGTTTTAATCATAGGAAGGAGTAACTATGCCAGACGAAGATAAAAAAATGGTTGATATAGATACATCGGGTCCCGGTGCAGATATAGAAATCGAAGAAACAAAAGACGAGTCAGTAGTAGATACTGGAACGCCGAAACAAGAAACAGATACAACGGAACAAGATAAAACATTTGAAAATGAAAGAGAAACAAAGTTAGAAGAAAAACAAGACGATGATAAATTAGAAGACTACAGTAAAGGTGTACAAGCTCGTATTGCGAAATTAACTCGTAAGATGAGAGAAGCAGAAAGAAGGGAAAAAGCTGCTGTTGAATATGCACAAGCTGTAGAAGAAAAAAGACAGAAATTAGAAAAACGTTTTGAAAAAACGGATTCTGATTACATGAAAAAATTTGAGACTAGTATTAATACAGGTCTAGAGGCTGCACAAAAAGAATTAGCTGCAGCTATTGAATCTGGTGATGCAAAAGCTCAAGTAGAAGCTAATAAAAGAATTGCAACACTCGCATTTGAGAATGCAAAACTTTCAGAAGCAAAAGAAGGTCGAGAAGTTAAACAGGCAGAGAAACCTGTAGATCAATCTCTTAAGGCGCCTCAGTATCAAGAGCCGTCTAATAATTTTAGTCAAGATCCTAAAGCAGAAGCTTGGGCTGCAAAAAATTCATGGTTTGGTAAAGATAGAGCTATGACTTATACAGCCTTTGAAATTCACAAGGATTTGGTTAATAATGAGGGATATGACCCAAACTCTGACGAGTATTATGTAGAAGTTGACAAAAGAATCAGAGTTGACTTTCCACATAAATTTGGTAATACTGATAAAATTACGACAGCTCCCGTTCAGACGGTTGCTTCACCACAAAGAAGCGTAAAGCCTGGTCGCAAACAAGTGAGACTCACATCGTCTCAGGTCGCAATAGCGAAAAAATTAGGTGTGCCACTCGAAGAGTACGCAAAACAGTTAAACACGAAGGAAGGAGCGTAAAATGGAA